TGCTGCAAGAACTGGCAAAGTACCTGATTGATTGGGTAAACTAATAGTTCTGTCGGCTGTTGGATCAACCGTTGTTAGTGTTGTTTCATGTTCGTTGGCTGTAGAACCCTCAAACACCAAAGTATTCTGAACATTTATGGTTGTACTATCCACTGTTGTGGTTGTGCCACTTACTGTTAGATTACCTGTTACTGTAAGATTATCGTTCACTGTTGTTTCTGAAGTGGTATGCCCTATAGATATGGCAGTTCCTGATACACCTGTGCCTATCGCTACAGACTCACTGCTATTAGCTGTATCAACTACAAGGTAATTATCTGACCCTTGCTTGATTGTAAACGCTGTCGCTGAGTTGTCAGATACAGCTACATTTATATCTGTGCCATCTGGACTGATAGAATCTACAGCTATATCACCTACGTTAGTAATATTATTATCGCCAAAACTTACGTTGTCACCAAAGGTTTTGTTTGTTAGCGTAGCCGTAGATGATGTTGATACTAATCGAGCATTACCACCTGTGCTAGGTAGGGTTAGCGTATTATTAGCACTCTCTGAATGAGGGGCTGCCGTTACTATCTGACCATGACTGTTGTTTTCACAGTTAAACTGTATGGCTCCTTGATTGTCATTGCCTTTAACCGTAACGTGTCCTGTTCCATTTGGAGCTAATTCTAAGTCTGCGTTTGATGTGGTAACAATATCGTTGCCATTTAGGTCTAGGTTGCCCCCAAGCTGTGGTGACGTATCGTTTACTACGTCAACACCTGTAAGACTTGCACCACTACCACTAAAAGCTGTAGCCGTTACTGTACCTCCGATAGATACATTGTTACTGCCATCTTCCACCACGAGTTTGCTCGCAGGTATCGTTATAAAAACATCTTTAGTACCTGACCCAAGTGTTACAGCACTATTACTATTTGAACTGGCTATTATGGTGGTTCTGGCTAACGTGTTAGGGCTTCCTGTCGCAAATGTACCTAACCCTACTTCAAAAGCGTTGTTAGTATTATCTATGATAGCATAATAAGTGGTATCACCATTCGATAGATTTGCCGTAAACGTTTCGAAATTAGTAACTGCACCTCCAAGATCTATAGTTCCTGTACCCGTCGTTACTGTGGTTTCGCGTACTCTATCTGCTATTACAAATGCCATTAAGCTATCCTTATGATTGCACTACTTACATCTCCTGTTGGGAAAACTACTTTAAAATTACCCGAAGAAGCTGATTTATCCCCTCCAAAATTTAGCACACAAACTGCTGGATTCGTAAGACTAGAATTACTTTTATCGTTAGCACTCGGAGTACTATTGTAGATCAAGGCTCCCGCCGCCGTTATTGTGACATTCGAAAATGTTTCATCTTCAAAATCCATAAATGCTGTTGAGCCACTTGTATTAGGAAAAGAAGTGCTCACTTTATCTAGGGAGTTGCCTCCAGAGGTATAATTAGTGCCTGATACTTCATTACTGGTAGTAAAAGCTGTTGTATCAGCATCTAAACTCGCACTGCTTGTGTACAATGCAATTTTAAAAGTATCCCCACTTGTATGTCTAAAATCATGCACCCCTAACAGTAATTCAGCCTTAAATGAAGTACACATCGCCTGTGATATAGCCATTACGCTCTCCTTATTTGCTCAGCAAGTTTTTCATACCCTGCATCCTTAATCATATTATATACCGTAGTTCTATCAGATTTGATACCCTCTTTTACATAGTGTGTAATAACCTTATGCAAGTGAGCTTTAAAAGCATGTGCCTGATCTCGTATTTCTGGAGGAGCTTTATCGCTAACCTCTACTATTTTATCTACACAAAACCTTGCTATTTCTTCAGGTGTAAACCCTCTATTATCTGTAGTGTGGACTTGCACTATCGGGGTTTTTGGTAATTCTAAAAGCATTATTGTTTACCTCTTACTACTAATCCTGTTCTGTATGCATCTGTGTTTTCCCGTGACTCGCCATATAGTTTCAAGCCTTGTATAGCCTCTACAAATCTTTGTGTATAGTTTTGTATCACATCAGCCTCACCCTTCATAAAGGTATATGCCTCAACTAGACTGCCATACAATAAAGCATTTGGAGCATTAGTAGCAAGCCAAGTAGTTCCCCCATCTGCACCTGCCGTAAGACTACTGGGTCTATAGTAGTAATGTAATTCTACAGCTAATGCACTCGCAGGAGTTGGTGCTATTAAAAAATTGTCCACATCAAACAAAGCATAGTATCGTGGTGTGCCTGTAGTGGCAGGATTAGGGTGAAAAGTTTGTAAAAAATTTACGTCTTTATAATCTAAAAACACTGTTTCACTACTACTGTTTGTAAAACTTAATGAAAAAGGAGCTAAAAAGTCGTCTGGACAAGCCAAAAATTTGTTAGATGACGCAAAACTTGCAGTGGCGTTTTTGCGAAATAAACTTAGCTGAACACTTTTAAGTATACGTTCTTCAGCTTCTTTTATGAAAATACTTAAATTATTAACAAAAGTAGTTTCACTATTTTCACAGTAATCTTGTATGGCTGTTTTTAGTGTAGCAAACGTAAAACTCATGATATTTCCACCGTAACTGTTCCTAATGACATTGTTGCTGTATATGCCGTCAATGAAGTGCCTACTATGCCAAGTCCTATGTTGGTGTATATTACAAAATCTGTTGGCTCTTGTACAGTATCAGGTCGTGCTTCAAATAATGCTTCAGGATCTGCTCCTGTTTGATGTGGTTCTAATTGAGGGTGTTTTGTTTCATAACACTCAGGACAAACCTTTAAACCGTTCCATTCTTTCCGCAGGTTGAGGTATTTTACACGAAAGCCACATCGGTCACACTGCCCAAAAGAACGTATGCCTATAGCGTAGCTCATTAATTAAACCCATAAAAGTCTCTACGAGGTGTTAAGCTTAGATTTGCCCTGTCAACATCTTCAAAGGCGGCTCTATTAAACTCTTCTTCGTAAAGTTGTTTCAGTAAAGGCACTCTATCGGGTGCTCGTTTTAAGGCTATGTAATACGCCAAACCTGCAGACAAACAAGGGTAAAACCGAAAAGGCACATCTGCGGTATTAACAAAACTATCAGCATCTTCTATACGCGTCAGCCTATCAAACACTAAAGTGTAGGTAGTATCAGGTGTCGGATACAATCGTATTTTTGGTGTAATCTGGCGATCCACATACCACTGATTAGGTCTACCTTGAGTATTTTTGTTAGGTATGTTAAGATACACATCTCTGCTAATACGTGATATTTGCGTATCACTTTGGTTTATACCAGTGCCAGTACGGATTACAGCACTTAATATATCTATAGTATCCGCATCTAAAGTGTATTCAAGCGTTCCTGCCGAGAGAGTGGTGGTCGTTTGCACTATCGTCCAACGGTTTAACCCTCTATTTGCCCAGTCTGCAAACAAAAGATTAAGAGAACGTTTTGCCGTTTTAAGATCGTACCCTGTACGGACCTCTTGACCACACCTCTCAAATGCCTCTTCGATGTAATCAGCAACATCTAATTCAAAGTCTGTTGACCCAGATGTTGCCATTAGCTATATGGTCCTTTAATCATTTTATTTGTAGAAGCCATACCGCCTTTAAATTTCATCATGCGTTTGTTATTCATTCCACCCTTAGATTTCATAACACGCTTGTTATTCATCCCACCTTTGGACTTCATCATGCGTTTGTTATTCATACCGCCCTTGGATTTCATCATACGCTTATTGTTCATACCACCCTTAGATTTCATGGTACGCTTACCGTTTCCGTTTTTCTTTTTTACCATTGCTTTGCTCCTTTTCAGCATAAAGATTGTCAAAAATCTGATTGACGTCCATAGTATAATCTAAATCAGACTTTGAATAGTGTATATGTTGAGACGGTTTAAAATCAGGAGCTCCTTCTCCAGTTTCAAACCATGCAGGGTGTGTAACACGAACCCTGTTGTTGGGCAAAGCCACGATATTGCCAGTATAAGATCCAGCGTCCAATAACTCCAGCACATGGCTTTGTTTGTGCTGAGCAGGGTCGTCTGCTACTTCACTATCTGTGTAATCTACAGTAAAGTAATATTTTGCAGGATACATTTCTCCTCCAATTTTTGCAAGCCAAGGACATGGTTGAGCACGTCGTAACGAATATACGGCGTGAGTATGTGACATACAATCCCAAGGTTGAGCCGAAAACACCTCCATTGGCTCGGGAAACTTATCAAACGCTCCGTCGCCAACTAATGCTGTAATAGGCATTCTTGCCCACATTGCACCACCATGTACATTTGGCTCATTTTCTTCTACTTCATATCCTGTAAAAATTACTTGAAAACTTAAACAGCGATTAGGTATAGTTGTAACAGCTATAGCCATCGCCGCTAAAAATTCTCCATGATATTGCTCATGGTTACAGGTATATTCTTTACGCACCCAACATTTGAAATAGGGTATGTTACTTTGTAAAAAACTCATTTATTTCTTCTTTGTTGTTTTCTTCTTTGTATCTTTCTTTTTGCCTTTACCAAACACATGGGCATCAACTTTCGCGGCTTTACCACCTGTCAAT